CCACGAGGAACAACCGTTTGAACGAAGACCGTGCCCGCAGACTGGTTCAAGATTCGCAACGCGACGCCGCAGGATGATGCCCCGGGCGTCGCCGCCGGCCCCGCCCTCCTCGACATCTACGACGAGATTGGCCGCGACTGGTTCAACGAGGACGGCATCACCGCCAAGGAGTTCGTCGAAGCCCTCCGCGCCATCCCCACCGACCGCGAGATCCTCGTCAGCATCAATTCCCCCGGCGGCAACGTCTGGGACGGGCTCACCATTTACCACCAGCTTGCGGCCCGTCGCGCCCGAGTCACCGTCCGCATCGACGGCATGGCCGGCAGCATCGCCTCCATCATCGCCCTGGCCGGACGCGAACTCCAGATGCCCGAGGGCGGACTCATCCTCATCCACGACCCCAGCGCGCTGGTCCACGGCAACGCCGACGAGATGAAGCGCATGGCGGGCGAACTCGACAAGCACGCCGACGTGCTCGCCGGCATCTACGCCCGCAAGACCGGGCGCACGGTCGAGGAAATGCGCGATGCCATGCGCAAGGAAACGCTCTACAACGGCGCCGAGGCCAAGGCCATCGGCTTCGCCGACACCCTCATCGAAGACAAGCGCATGGCCGCCAACGCCGCCCGCCGCGTCTTCAGCCTCTGCCGATTTCCGCGGGCCACAACACCCGCAGCCGCCCCTTCATCCCACACATCAACCACACCCACCATGAAGACACCGACCCCGAACCTCGCGCCCGAGGGCGCCGTTGCCGCCCCGCCCGCCGCCTCCGGCGCGCAAGTCACCCACGACGGCCGCGCCGCCGAGCGCACGCGCATCAACGGCATCACCGCCATCTACCACCAGCACCGTTGCGGCGAGATCGATCCCGAGGGCAAGGTCCTCGGCGAATTCACCAACAGCGATCGCACGGTCGAGGACATGCAGGCTTGGATTCTGGAAAACCGCTACAAGGCCAAGCCCGTCGCCCTCGACCCCGCCATCGGCATGAGCAACGCCGAGGTGAAGCGATACTCCCTTGTCAACGCCATCCGCTGCCTGTCCGAGCCGGGCGGGCGCCTCCAGGGACTCGAAGCCGAGGCCAGCGCCGCCGTCGCCAAGAAACTCCGCCAGCAGCCCAAGGGATTCTTCGTCCCGCATGACATCGCCGCGCGCTCCGTCGCCGAGGCGCAGGGCCTCGGCGCGGCGCAGATGATCAGCCTGGCCGCCGGACTCGGCCGCCTCCGCGGCCCGCGCGCCGCCCTCCTGCCCAGCCCCGGCACCGCCGGCGGCTTCACCATCGGAACCGATGTTCTCGGTTCCAGTCTCATAGAACTGTTGCGCAACAAGCAACTCGTGGCCTCCCTCGGCGCCCGAGTTCTCAGCGGACTCATCGGCGACGTGGCCATCCCCCGCCACACCGGCGGAGCCACCGCCTACTGGACGGACGCCGCCGGCACCACGACCAGCAGCGACCAGACGTTCGGGCAACTCGGGCTCACGCCGCACAAGCTGGGCGCGTCCACGCCCTACTCGAAACAACTCCTTGCGCAGAGCAGCATCGACGTGGAGGCCTTCGTGCGCGAAGACCTGATGACGGTCCTGGCCATCGAGAAGGACCGCGCCTGCCTCAACGGCCTCGGCGCCGCCGGCCAGCCCCTCGGCATCATCAACACCTCCGGCATCGGCGCCGTCACCTTCGGCGCCGCGGCCACCCGCCTCAAAGCCATCGAATTCCAGACCGACGTGGCCAGCGGCAACGCCAGCATGGGCGCCCTGGCCTACGTCACCACGCCCGCCGTCGCCGGCAAATGGATGGGCATCGACGAAGCCAGCAGCACCGCCCAGTGGCTCTGGAAGGGCGGCCTCGACGAAGGCATCGTTGTCGGCCGCCCTGCCTACAGCACGAACCAGGTTCCGAGCGACCTCGTGATTTATGGCAACTGGAACGACTTCATCATCGCAGACTGGGACGGCATCGACGTGGTGGTGAACCCCTACTCGCTCGACACCAGCCATCAGGTGCGCGTCACCGTCCACATGATGACCGACAACGGCATTCGCCACGTCGCCAGCTTCAGCGTGAGCACCGACAGCGGCGCCCAATAATCCAGCGCAAGCCTGAGACTCTGGCGCTTCCAACACCGGCAACCGAAACGAACCATCCCGAAAACCCAAATGGAAACCACCCCCTATCGCGGCGAGGCCGTCGTGGTCCGCGGCATCTTCATCAACGGCAAGGCGCACAAGCCCGGCGAGATCCTCCCGCTGCCCGAGCCTGAATTCGTCGCTCTGCGCGCCAGCGGGCGCATCGCGGCCTTCGACCCGTTGAATCCGGCCCACGCCGCGCTCAAGCCCGGCGCCGGGCAACACGCCGACAAACCGCCCAAGGCGCAGAAATAACCAGCACGACCATTCCACCCCACACCCACACCACCATGAACCTTCAAAGCCTCAAAAGCCTCCTCACCGTCACCCAGCACGCCACGCCCGCCGCGCGCACCGCCAGCCTCACCGCCACCGGGCTGGACGTGCGCGATTACGCTGGCGAACTCGTCGTCACCCAGGCCATCGGCGTGGTTTCTGGAACCAGCCCGACCTGGGATGGAAAAATACAAGACAGCGCCGACAACTCCACCTGGGCCGACGTGGCCGGATACACGTTCACGCAGGTCACGGCCAGCACGGACCTGCAAGTAATCGCGGTGGACACGCGGAAGGTGCGCCGCTACATCCGCTACGTGGGCACCCTCGGCGGGTCCGCCACGCCGACATTCAACGTCGCCGTGATTATTGCCGGGATCAAAAAAACCACCTGAAGCGCGCGCCCGTTGACCTGCGTTGGCGGGCACGCCCCACCCGATGCCCAGCGCCCTCGACCGCCTCACGACGGACGCCTCGAAGTTCGTCGATGCGACGCTCCTTGGACAGGAGGCCACCTACACCGCCGCCGGCCAGAGCGCCGGCACGTCCATCTACTGCCTGTTCGTGAACGCGGATTCAATCAACGATCCCCTCGGCATCGAGACGGGTTCCACCGGCCCTGCCGCCCTGGTGCGCACCACGGACGCGCCCTCCGCCCGGAGCGGCGACAAACTCGTTGCCGGGGGCACAACGTGGCGCGTGATGGACGCCCGCCCCGACGGCCACGGGCACACACTCCTCACCCTCACCGCCGACAGCAGCCTGCAACCGCCCCCGCCTCCGCACACCCTGGCCACCGTCTATGCCGGCGGCAGCCCCACCGTCCCGCTCACCTGGATTCTCGTCGGCTCCGGACACAGCGCCGTTCACGTCTTCCGGCGGATGAGCGGCACGACGGCCTGGACGCGGATCGCCACCCTCTCCGGATCCGCCGCCAGCCACATCGACAGCGCCCCCGGCGAAAACATTTACGAATACCAGGTCCGCGCCGTGAACGCCGCCGGCATCGGCGCTCCGAGCAACACCATCGCCGTGGAAGTTTCCATCTGACGCCCCATGCCCGACAGCCGCCGCAAAACCCTCATGGATGCCATCGTGGAGAGATTGCGCACGATCCAGATCGCGGCAGGCTACGCCACGGATGCCGGCAGCAACGTCCACGTCTGGCGCGACAGCAGGGCGGCGCCCTTCGAGGCGGCTGAACTCCCCGCACTCAACGTTCGCGACCTTCGACGGAAGGGCGAACAACAACTCTACGACCGGCAGGACCACGTCCTCAGCGTCAGCGTCGAAGTAGTCACCGGCGCCGGCATCGTCGCCGATCAAGTTCGGAAAATCCTCGCCGACCTCGAACAATGCATCGGCGTGGATCGCAAGTGGACTGTTGCATCGGTCGCCATCGCCCTGGACACCCGCCCCAGCGAGGATGAGATCGCCGTGCAACAGGACGGCGGCGCCATTGCCGGCGCCCGCTTCGATTTTGATGTGATTTACCGCACGAAAAACTTCGACCCCTACAATCCATGAGCGACCTCGCCTCCGTCACCTACACCGGCCCGATGCCGCAGGTGGAAGTGCCCCTGCCGGACGGACAGATCGCCGTCTGCGTTCAGGGCCAGCCCGTCAACCTCCCGCGCGCCCTCGCCGCCGAGATGGTCGCCCGCGGCGAATGGCTCGCCGCCGGACCCGCCGAAAACCACTCACCCCGCAAACCCAAGACCGAACACTGATTTATGGCTCAAGCGCAAAAACAACTCGCCTGGGTTGGCTGGGGGCAGGAGAGCACCTTCGGCACGCCCGTCACCGCCACGAAGTTCATCGAGATCGAGAGCGAATCGATCAAGGAGGAGCAGAAGTACATTTTCAAGCCCTTCCTCCGGTTCAACAGCCAGGCCCGCAAGGTCAAGGGCAAGCAGAACGTCACCGGCTCCTTTGTCACCCCCGTGCTCTGGACCGGACACGAGCAACTTCTCAAGCACGCCCTCGGCACGGTGGCCACCACGGGCAGCGGCCCCTACACCCACACCTTCACCCCCGGCGCCACCCTGCCCACCGGACTCACCCTCAACGTCAACCGGGACGCGGACGCCCTGACCGGAAGCACGTGCTTCCGCTACGCCGGCTGCCAGATTTCCAAACTCACCCTCCGCCAGAACGTCGAGGAGCACCTCATGATGGAGTGCGAGATCCTCGGCGCCGTCCGCGCGCAAATCGCGAAGCCCTCGCCCAGCTTTCCCACGTTCGATCAAATCGACTACACGCACGTCACCGTCAAGGCCATCAATCCCGCCAGCGCCAACGTGGACCTGCCCATTCGCAACGTCGAAATCGTCATCGACAACGATCTGTTCGCCGACGGCTACCGCCTCGGCAGCGCCCAGCGCGCCATGATTTCCCGCGCCGGTCAGCGCAAAGTCACCTTCAGCTT